GTGCAGATCCGCAGAATTTTATATGCCCGCAGGGATTACAGTGCATTGCTGTGAAATAGCCAGAGATAGGTGTGGCACGTGATAATTCGTATCTCAACTACGCTTCGCAGTGATTCCGGCGGCGAAAGCGAAAAGGCACTTTTGCCGATTGCCCTCTGGGAGAAGCGTCGGACAGAATCGGAATTATTCGCAGAAATGCTCCATAGAGAGCAAAACAAAATGGCGGGGGCTAAGACTTATTCTGCAGCAGATATGTGGGCGGAAGCGGCGAAACTACTCTGCGGAGATTGAGCAGATCAGTGCGGCACCTGTCATTTCTTCAAAACGAAATCATCGAGATACAAAACAGCAGGGTGC